GCTCAGGTCGTCAGGCACCTGTCGGCTCCTCCCGAACCTGCACCAGAGAAGAAGGAGGAGCCAAAGGAGGAAAAAACCGAGGAATAAACATATCGGCTTATTATAACTTGCGAATGCGCAATGAAAAAGTACAAAGCGATTGCAATACCGGTTAGCTTTGCTGATGGGAAACCTCGGTTTCTCACAGTAAGGGATTGGCGCTTCAAGGATTGGATTTTTGTCACCGGAGGGTGCAGGCGAAGAGAAATTTTCAATCCTCTCAGATGTGCCCTAAGAGAACTAGAAGAGGAGACACGTGGAGTTGTTTCCTTAAAAAATGGTGAGTATACAGAATTTAAATTTACAGTCAGGGAAAGTCCAAATGTAGAACTCGAATATAACGTGTACATATTTTTTGTCAACTTCACTCGTTCAGAACAAAATGCACAGGTAAGAAAGTTCTACGAGGAGAAGCATAAAATGCAATTAAAAAAACTCAATAATCAACCAATTCGTAAGACCCACGACGAAAACGATTACATGAGTTATGACACCCTCGAGGAATTTAACTCACGTAAACGTTGGAAATTAATAATCGATAATGTTTTGAGAAATCCACAATTTTATGCGTGTATAAGTTCTCACAATAGAAAAACCTTCTCTATTAAATAATGAAGTCCAAGGCTTTTATTTTACGACAGATTGGTGATTTACTCGAAAAGAACAGGGGACTATGTGACCAAGAAATAGAGGAGTGGTACAAGGAGAACGAGAACAAGACTGTCTATGAACTCCTCACCTTTAAGAAGGAACTTTCTCAAACAAAGGAATATCCAGATGTATCGTGTATGAAGTGGTTTAAAGATGACAATAGATAAAAAGGTATGTTTAATAAATGGTACGCCAACAACGCAACCAATCTATCACATGTGCTCATGGACGGAGGAAAACTCTCTGTGCCATTTGATAGCTTGAATGAATTTTTTGACTCGTACATAGAAGCAGTCAGAACGGGAAAGAAGATTTATGTCGTAGAACAAAAGAGTGAGACGTATAACTTCTTCGTAGACATCGACTATAAGGATAAAGATCCTTTGGGCATCGATGATATTCACGACATCTGTAAAGTTATATGCCAAACGGTGAGACTCTACAGCTCAGTTGAGTGTCTCATATCTGTAGCTCTCCCTAAAACGTGTGGATCCCTAATGAAGACCGGTGTTCATCTCAATTGGTCTGGTCTCGTCGTAGACCAGGCTTCAGCCATCGCCCTGCGCGAACATATTCTCGTAGCTCTCTCTAAATTTAGAGGTGGAACAGATTGGAACGAAATCATCGACGCAGCCGTCTATGGCAGTATCGCACGTAAATCTAAAGGTAGTGGTTTCAGGATGCCGTGGTCCCATAAAAGAGCTAAGCACGACGCTTGCAACGGTAGAGGATGCGAAGAATGCGACAAAGGTCACATCGACCAACTTCCCTACCTACCCCTATTCATCTACACGAAAGACCCTCTATCGACGATGATGAGAATAAATCAAACACCAGACCTTAAAATTCTCAAAATGGCAGCTGTTCGAACGGACGCACCGAAAAATGTCAATGTAGAACCACCCTCAGTCTCTATAAAAGAGGGTTCGTTTTCCAACGCGGAGATGAAAGATGAAGTATGCGACGAAGACCTCAGGTGCCGTATAGAATCGTTCATTCGTCGACATATGGAGGGTCAGGGTGATGCCTACGTCACGAAGATTTTTAAATTCAAGGAGACTTATCTGGTGGGTACAAACTCTAAATACTGTGAAAACTTACGAAGGACCCATAGTTCAAATCACGTGTGGTTCATCATTAGTGGAAGGGATATTCTTCAAAAATGTTTCTGTCGATGTGAGACCATCAGGGGGAGGAGAGATGGCTTCTGTAAAGATTTCTGTGGTCGTCGTCATCAACTCACACCGGACATCGTTGAGAAATTATATCCCAAAAAGGAGACCATCAAAATGTGCCCAGAAATTAAAAAGTTTGTGGAAAAGCCCAAGATTAAACACTCAGACGTAAAACCAGAACTTGAAAGTTTTATCAATACGTTCATGAAGACAAATGGCGATGTTGGAATTGTAAATATCGCCAGGGAGAAGGGTAATTTTTTAGTCATGACAACTTCTACGTATTGTGAAACTATATCAGGCGAACATGAAAATAAAACGATGTCCTACATCATCAGTAAGAATAAGATAAAACAAAAGTGTCCCATCTGTAAAAGAAGTAAGGCGAGAACTCACACGTTACATTCAGGAATAACTGAGAAACTGCATCCTAAAGCTACTTAAACAAATCAATACTTAAAGTATAAAAATGACTGTAACTACTCGTTTTGGAAGAATCGTGAAGAAGCCTGTTCTTTATGTACCCCCCGAAGAAGTTCTCGAGGATGACTACGCTTCTGATGAACACGATTCTGTCATTGATTCTGATATAGACACGGAAGATGAAGAGGAGTACAGCTCCGACGAGGATGACTACGACGACGATGCCGATGAAAATGGTAATCTCAAAGATTTTGTAGTGGATGATGAGAGTGAAAGTGAGGAAGAAAACGCTTAAAAAAAACAAAAACTATATTAGAAAATGGAAACTGACATAGGCAATCCTATTGAGTATAATCCAAATCTCGACCCTTTAAATCAGGAGAAAGATGAAGATAATAAACATGAAGAACAATATTATTTTCATCCAAGTGAAATGAATTATCCACCACCACCTCCACCTCAGAGCGATAAGTTTGATTTATTCGCAAACATCGATAAGCAGACTTGGATTATCGCATTCGCCGTCTTTCTTTTGGGCTTTTTCATGGGTAAGACGATGCAGCCCGTCATTCTCCGCTATACGTGAGTTCTCGTATACGACGTGAAAGCTTCGTATCGGCATCCTCGTAACTTTGGGGTTCAGTTGGATCCTGTGGGAATCCACTTAGCCAATGATCTTCGGGGATGGTCGAGTACGCCACGAACGTGCCTATGTCCTCTCCGTACTTGGGAGGAATGAATCTATCCGTGATTGGACCTCTGTACGTATCTTCAACAAATCCAGCAGTAGTCGAGGGTTCGGGAACTGTTTTGTTTTTTAAATTGTAGCTTGGTTTAAAAAACAAAATAAAGAAAGCTCCAACCAGCATTATCGTAATGATAATCCTGAACATTTTGTTTTATTGTATATGAATATTATTTACGCAGATGAAACCTCGGGCTCGCCCTCCTCCTTAATCTCCTCCATCTTTCCATCCGTGGACTCCGCACGCTTCCTCTGGCGCTCCTTCATCTCCTCGGCGACGATTTCGTCAGCCTCCTTAACGAGTTCCTCCATTGGAGTATCGGGCTTCTCCTTCTTGAGGCGTTCGAGAACCTCAGCGGGATGTGAGATAGGAGGCTCGTCGGGCTTTGTATAGAACTTCGAGTTCTCGTCACCGGGTGTGTAGCCAACCTTGGTGTCCATCATTGCCTGCTTGCGTTCCTGGAACATACGAGCAGCCTGAGCCTGGTTCTCACGATAACCAGTCATGATTTCCTCGAGTTTCTCGTTAGTGTAGTGTACGTCCTCAATCTTGAGAGGATCGGGGGGAATGAGAAGCCACTTGTACATGTCTACAACATAGATGTCGAATGTGGGATCTTCCTTTTGAAGACGCTTCGCGTGGTTAGCAGCCTCATCACGGGTCGCAAAAGCACCTCGAATCTTAATTCCAAACTTATCATTTTTCTGGGGTGCCTCGGGTCCTACTATGGAGAGGCACGCATAAATCTGTCCGGGTACGGTGGTATAATCCTGCTCAAGAGACATTATGTATTTGTAATAACTTAAAACTTTAAGCCACCACTTAGATAGAGAATGCACGATTATTGGGACAAACAGCCCGTCCCCCGAGAGGATACAGCTCCAGGTGAAATTGATAGTTCTCGTGAAGTATCCAAAAAGACAACTAAACTTCCAGATGGTATTGCGTGGTCTTCGTGTAGTATGAAAGAAGCATGTGAATTTTTGAGGGAGTATTACGTACAGAATGGTAGATTTAAACTTTCGTACACATTGGAAACCCTAAAGTGGTCAATAGAAGACAGCATCGCTATTCGTAAGATTGACACCAAGGAACTCGTAGGATTCATCGCGAGTACATCCATAAACGCCAAGGTTGAGGGACGCGGGATTAAGATGACACAGATAGATTATCTATGTGTCCATCCTTCGTATCGTTCAGAGCGATTGGCACCTCTTCTCATCACCGAGATTAAACGTCGTGCGAATAGAAGGGGTATATGGCAAGCCATTTACACGGCAGTCGCAAAAATACCAACACCCATAGCTAAATCATGTTATTGGCACCGATTTCTGGATGTTAAACATTTGGTTAAGAGTCAGTTCCACCAAACAAATAGACTCCGTGAGAAATTTTACGAAATCAGAGGACCTTGCAAATACGGATGGAGAAAGATGACCCTCGAAGATATTCCCAAAGTGACTAGGATTTTACAGGAACATGTCAAACATTACAAAATTACCCCGGTTATAGATGAGGACTATGTTTGGCGAGTTCTGCTGCCTATTCATTCCTACGTAAATGATGACAGCGACGACTTTATCTCATTCTACGACATTCCATATGAGCGCGTTGATGGTACAGACATTGTTAGACAGGTATACAGATTTTTCATTGTAGGTGATGTCTACAACGACGCTTTTCTCATCGCTAAAAATTTAGGATATCACGTCTTCAATAGTGCTGAAGCAGGTGTAACTACAGACCTATTAGAAAAACACAAGTTTATGAAAGGAAATGGTTTCGTACACTATTATTTGTATAATTGGAACCTTAGTGAACACATCAAATCTAAAGAAATAGCTATCATTATTCCATAAGGGTGGTATGGAAGAAATTCGTCGAAATCACAACGAAGCGAAGAGAAATCTGATTCAGTCCGTGTCGAAAAAAGGACATCACATTCTCGACGTGGGGTGCGGCTTTGGTGGAGATCTTCAAAAATGGCACAAGTGTGGGGTGAACATTAACATGTGTGATCCCGTGCCATCGGCCTTGGAAGAGGCGAGGTCGAGAGCTAAAAACATGCGCATGCGCGTAAACTTCTACGAGGGTGACATACACAACTGCCCAAACAGAAAATTTGATATCGTGTGTTTCAATTTCTCACTTCAATACATTTTTGCATCAAGGGAGCTCTTTTTCAGTTCTATACACGAAATACGAAAACGTGTGAAACCTGGTGGACTTCTCATAGGTATCATTCCTGATTCGGAAAAGATTATATTCAAAACTCCCTACAGAGATGAGGATGGAAACTTTTTCAAACTCAAGGACCACGGCAATGGTGGCTTTGGTGAAAAACTCTTTGTAAATCTGGTGGACACTCCGTACTACGCAGATGGACCAAAGTCTGAACCAGTTGCGTACCGGGACCTTTTAATCACACACCTAGAAGAGTTAGGGTTTAGTTTAGAATTGTGGGAGGGTCTCACAGGAAATCCTATATCACAATTGTATAGCAAATTTATCTTTGTATATAAGAGATGATAGCGTTGATTCTATTACTACTTGTCAACTTGATACTTCTTCAGCAGACGAGAGAACCAAAGGAACTCGTCGAGGTGAAGGAAAAATATCGTACCCTCAGGGAGCATCTTCAAGATACAAATCACGAAAAGTTTAAGATGTTGTATAGGTGCATCCCCATCACGGGTATGAAGAGGATGAACGGCTCTGTGGGTTCAAATACGAATAAGGGTGGTGAGATTGTGGTGTGTTTGGATGGGAACACGAATGAAATTTTTCATGTTCTCATTCACGAGTTGGCACACTGCACGGTCGATGAATATTCTCATTCCCCTGAATTTTGGGACAACTACATCGAACTTCGGAACATCTGTATTCATTTAGGCATCTACGAACAAATACCCGAACGAACTAAATTTTGTGGTCAGCACATCCAGGATAAATAATCTTAGTCTAGATTAAATGAAGACGCCAGTAAACATTTTACTGACAGCTATTGGCTACTGGGTGGCTATGTATGCTGTCACCCTCGTACCTCTTCTTTTTAAGAATTATTACGTGAATCTCATATGGCTCACCGTCGTGATACCAAACATGATTCGTTTTGCCATCGGCAACATTCCCCGTCTTGCGGTGGATAGGGTCTTTTTCCTTTCCTCAACCTTCATTGCGTTAGTGTTGACTTTCTTCATCAACCAGATTTCGTCTGAAACTAAGGAAGCAATCACGGACCACAAAGCTGACGTTAACAAGAAACTTAAATTGAGTGCCTTGTTAGCGGGAACATTCGCTATGGGTGCTCTCGCAACCTACTATTCGGGTATTGATAATTCTATTTACAGCAATATGGGCTGGGAAAGACCTATTTAAGGCTTGATGATGTAGTCCTTCATGAAATAGAAGACAATAGCCGCCACGACACCGGTCGAGGCAAGACCCACCATACTCCTACCCCCTTGGTCGTTAAGGAACTTGGGGATAGAAGTCGCAAGACGGTCCTGAACAGGCTTGCTCACAGCGAGAGCAGTGCACGCGGCGACGAGAAGAGCGGTCATCTGCTCATCAGTAAGGTTCATGGGGTTCTTACTGACGGGCTTCTCAGCCTGGCCGTTGCCGTTCGCGTAAGCACCTTGGGGGTGGGGAGCAGACATCTGCATGCTCTGCATCCTGGGCTCATCAGTCATCATAGGGGGCTCCATCATAATATCATTAATGGGAGTAGAATCCATCGTCGTCTCTTTACTTTGACTCACATTTTTTTCGGGTGGATTGAACGCCTCATTCTTAATGAAAGTCGTAGAGGGATTATTACTGATAGGGACCATTCCCTCACCATCATCAGCCAAATTCATGGTATTCACTTGTTCGGAAGCCATTTAATATACCTATATGTTTTTGAACCAATCACGAGACGCACCTATTTGGTCTTTGTAATTTTGAGATTCGTCTTCTTTGTCGCCTTCTTAGCATCATCCTCCTTCTGTTGAAGGTATTTGGGATTATACATCTTTCTGTGTAATTGCCACAACTCTGGTCCACCCACTCTAAAGTTTTTTCTGATGGTTGCTTTGTACCAAAACACACAGTCCTGTATCCTGTTAGATTTAACTGTATTGTCTAACACGAGACACTCATAGTTTTCTGTACACGCATCCATCACCTTACAAAACATGTCAAACGAGGGAAATATACCAAAAAAGGATTTATAAAGTTTCTCTCGGTTTTGTATGATGTTCTCCCTGAGTATAAACACGTAATCTACATTAGCGCGCAGCGCGGGTGGCAAATCCATGACATATTGCATCGTCAACATGAAGAAGATTTTCCAGTGTCTCCCATTCATAAAGCACTGTCGTATACATGTGTCTTTCAGGAACTTCGAATCATACATGCAATCGTCCAATAACATGAAAGCGCCGCAGTTCCTTTTTCCATTACCCACCAATTTTCTTTGTCTCGCCATCACTCGTTCTATCGCATCTCTGTCGTAGTCCCCATAGATGAAGAGATCAGGAATAAACTCGGAATAAAAATGGTTACCCTCTTCAGTCCCTGAGAGAACAATACCTGCCGGAAGGTGTCTCTTGTGGAACATGATATCCTTTACCAGAGTACTCTTACCAGTATTACGTTTCCCAATGAACACGCAAACCCGGTCGTCACTAATCGTCTCAGGTTTGAACTTCCTCAACTGAAGATTCATTCTAGTATAGCGTTTCGTTTTATTTACCAAAATTTTACTCATATACAATAGGAATGGCTGGTCGACTGAGACTTGCTGCCACTGGAGTTCAAGACGAATGGCTCACAGGTGAACCACAATTTTCATACTTCCTGATGAATTTCAAGAAGCATTCAAAGTTTGCTTTTGATTTTGTGGAGAGTCAATTCGACGGAGAAATCGACTTTGATAAGATTATCACGTGTAGAGTGCCCGGTGACAAGGGTGACCTAGTACGAAATCTTACCCTTAAAATAACTCTTCAAGATCCTACACCTGATGGTGGTTCGAATGATAATATATGGTGTCCCTCTGTCATAACTCATCTCATCGAATACGCCGAGCTTCTAATTGGGGGGCAAACTATTCAAAAAATTACAGGAGAATACATTTACATGCATCAACAACTCTACAACACAGATGACGATGTAGACCAAACTCTATATTTCCTCAATGGACACGGAAATATATTGAGTTATGCATCTGGTACCAATTACACATATTTCCTAGAACTTCCCTTTTATTTCTACAGAAATCCAAGTCTGGCTATACCCACCTGTGCCCTGACGAAACAACTCGTAGAGGTGAGAATTAAAACTCGCCCCCTGTCGGAACTCACATTTGGTGGTAGTTTACCTGGTGATGTGGCTTCTATTCCAAAGTTTTCTATGGATACAGAGTTCATATACGTAACCCCCGAAGAGAGTGGTTTCCTGATGTCAAGACCCCTCGATTACGTCATCACACAGGTTCAAATGTCTAAATTCAAGATGAAGTCTGGGGAGAATACTAAGGCGGTCATGCTTAATTTTACACACCCCGTAAAGGAACTTTTCTTTGTTTCGCAATCAGAAGTATCTTTTCAAAATAATTACCCCAACGAGTACAACACCATAACAAACGTCGAACTTCGTTTCAATAACGAGCTCGTATTCAGTAGAGATACAAAGTTTATGGTGTACGAACAAGCTTTAAAACATCATGTGAATGCTCCATTTTCATACACAATTACTCCAGGTTCTCCTTTTGGTAGTTCCAATAGATTTGGTCCGGCTAAATTTGGTATGTATTCATTCGCAATGAAACCCGAAATGCCTTATCCAACCGGACAGGTCAACATGAGTCGTGTAGCTCATAAACTTCTCAAAATTCAAATAGACCCTAAATATGCCGATAGTGATAATAACACACGTGTGTATGCGGTGAACTATAACGTTTTGAGAATAGAGAGTGGTTTAGCGGGATTAAAATTTTAGATAGATATAGTAGTAATGGCTGGTCAACTGCAGCTGACAGCAACCGGACCTCAAGAAAGGTTTTTTACCTTGGACCCAGACTACAGTCATTTTTTGGAAAGTTTTAAAAAACATTCAAACTTTTCGAATCAATATGTAGACCTAGATCCAGAAAATGAAGCCAACTTTGGTAAAAAAGTGAGGTTTAAGATTCCCCAAAATCAGGGTGATCTTTTAAAGAATGTGAGTCTTAAACTCAAACTTCCAGAGATTAATACTTCAAGTGTTTGCTATATAGAATCTGTAGGACATGCGATCATTGAATACGTAGATCTCATCGTGGGTGGTAAAGTCATTCAACGCCTCACGAGTGACTATCTTCAAATATATTCCGAACACTTTGTTACTCAAACAAAACAGGTTGCTCTCGAAGAACTTATTGGTAAATTTCCAGAGAGGACAGCGTTTCGTAGAGTCGCAAATCGTCTCATCGTAGCTCGAAATGCTTTAGGAAGCACCGAGGATGTAAACTTCTTCGTGGACTTACCCTTTTATTTTTACAGACACCCGGAATTGGCTATGCCCCTATGTGCGATGAACCTCCAGGAAGTAGAAATTGAATTTAAATTGAGAAATGCACAGGACGTTGTTATCAGAACGGATGGGGCATACGGAGATATCTCATCAGAAACACTAAACATTTTGGACTTTCAGCTCTGTACAGAAGTCGTATATTTAGACTGCGAGGAACGAATTAAAATTCAAAAAACATGGAGGGACTACCTAATCACGCAAATTCAGGAGAATGTTTTTGACGTCGATGCGGGGGCAACGACGGGCAACTTCAAACTTGATTTTGTAAATCCAGTCAAGGAACTCTACTTTGTGATTCAGAGACAGGGAAGTGTTGGTACAGCTGAATTTGAGTTTGTCACCCCCTTTGACTACGACAATACTCTAGAAGAGACTGGTAATAAGTACATTCTCTACGAAAACTTGGATTACCTTACTCTCGACCTGGATGGTCAACCCATAATTACCCAGGATACAGGCAACGTCATCTTCCTCAAAGCTGTTCAGGCGGCTATACATCATTCAAAGACTCAGCTCATCAGAAGATTTTACTCATATAGTTTTGCTCTTCAACCAGAGGAATGGTATCCCACCGGTCAGGTCAACTTTAGTCTCATAAAAGAGCAACTTTTGAACCTAAGTCTGACCCCATGCACAGATTATCCAAGACAAATTCGGGTCTACGCTGTGAGCTACAACATCCTTCGTGTAAGTGAGGGAAGTGGACAAACTCTTTTTAACATTAAGTACTAAAGATGAACATGCAAACTGGATTTGGCGATGTAGGGAACAATATGGCTGAACAGTACATCAAAATGATGACTAACATATTAGTTCCTGTTTTTGAAAAGAGTGCTAAACTCGCAGTCGAATATTCAAAAGCTTGTGGAAGAGATACTCTACTCCCAGAAGACATGGAATATGCGATG